AAACGTCTATGCTTGTCCAACCACCCCGTATGATGGTTCCTATTGCGCCTGTTCCAACGACCCCTACAGGGAAAATATTCGCGCTTCTTGTGTTTGTTACCGTGCCTACTGCACCTGTTCCTACCACTCCAACTACAGTAAATATAACTGTAGGAGTTACCGCTTGTACAGCCCCAGTTCCCAGTACACCCGTAGGGTAAACAATCCAGTCGTAGGCTGGGGTTACTGTCCCTATTACCCCTGTTCCTACTACTCCCGTTACACTAATTACTGTACCAACACTAAAAGTGACTGTGCCTACTGCGCCTGTTGCTACTACCCCGTTTGGTACAATTGAATCGCTGGTGTTAGTGCTAACACTGTTTATTTGTCCTACGCCTTGTACTCCACTAAGCACAAAACTTGGTACTATTGATGGGGTTCCTATTGCCCCTGTACCTTCTACCCCCGTTGGAATAGTGAGGTTACTGTAACTTGTTACAACAGTGCCTACTGCACCTGTACCTTGTACTCCTGTTGGATAAGCTATACTGCTGTAACTTACAACAACAGTACCAATAGTGCCGGTACCAACTGTTGAGATGCCGTTAGCACCCCACGCTTCTTCACCCCACCCACGAGCACCCCAGACAGCACCAAGGTACACAACAGTAGCAGGTGCGCCGCCCCATTGGTTAAAACCCCAACCACGTTGACCCCACGCGCTCACCGCAAACTCCTACTAGGCTATACGAATGATCGCCGTGGCCGCAGCCGCAGCTGGGAATTGGATTTGGAAATCGCCAGTGCTTACGGTCTGATCCCCTCCAAAACTCAATACCCCACAAGCTGAATCAGAGTCCGCGGTATCGTAGATCAAACCACCGCAAGTAGTAAAACTAGATGATCCCCACGTTTCGTTGGCGAAATCTAAGATTGCTGTAGTTCCATCAGCGGTAGGTGTAACAGACGTTAGAAACTCGCCCGGTCTGGTGTATCCCGTAGCTGTAGCTAATTCATCGGAACCCATCTCAGAATAATTAGTGGTTGCTGCACCGTAAGTACCACTACCCGAAGCTGTAGCTGTAAAAAGCGCCATCTTGAACGTAGTGCTGCCCACCGTAAAATCATGCAAACCTTTCAAAAGTTCTACTTTGAACGATGTAGGCATTGCCGTTGTGATTGTAATAGCCATTTTATACCTCTAATAATTTAACTAATTCTGGATGTCCTGCATCCCGAAAACGGTTGGTTAATGTGGTGTTATGTGAAGCCACAGCTTGTTTTAAATACGCAAGTAATACACTCCCAATCTCTGTTCTAAATGCTTCTGCTTGGGCCTGTATAACTGGATGTGAGTTATTACCAATAGAGATAATTTTATCTAACGCTTGTTCCGCTATTTCTTCAGGGGTAAAACCCCGTCCCGACATAGTGCCTACTTTTACTATTCCTACTTCCATTCCACCTACCGTACTTAACATAATTTATCCTCTAGTGTGGGGGTATTCTTACAACGCCACTGCGGTAAGTATCTGTTTCTAATCTGCCAGATCCTAAATTTTGTAGTAAAGTTATAGCTCGGCTATACATCTCCGTATACATAGCTACCATATCCCCCTCTCCTTTCTGGAACCGTATGGCTTCAACAAGTGCACCATTAAGCAATGCAGAATCAAACTCCGTACCCAACCACGTGGTACTTGCTGTAACTATAGACTCGGGATACTCGGCAAAATGGATTTCCATGTTGTAACTAGCATCCGGGGTTGGGCCTAGAATAAAAGTAGTTTCACCAAAAATCCCATAATGCACTGGCATTCCTGTAGTAGCAGATACTGGATATGCCTCTCTGATAAAACTCACATCCTTATTAATCAAATAGGTGTAACTACTGGCTCCATCTATTACAGCCACAGAATATACATAAAGCATATTGGTAGGCATTGTGAGGTACTTGTTGTTAATTGTAGAAGTACCTGTTTGGTTAGTTCGCATTGCAGGAAGATCAATGGAGGCATAAATTTGTTGCTCTGCCTGTTTAGTGAACATGGCTAACTGATCAGCTGTAAACGAATGCTCACAAATGTCTTCTATATTAGTTTTCAGTTCAGTGTAGTTCACTTCTTATATCCCTATGCCATAGGGCCACGAGCAATAATTCCTTTAGTAGCTGCGCCTACGCCTCTTATTTTAATCCCGCTAGTCTTAACATGACCTGAAGAGCGGTCAGGGGAATTTACTGTGGTGCCGGGTTTATAATCTTTAACACCGGGCCACTTTTTAACTTTTGGTGCTTTAGCCATTATATGCTCCTAAGTAATTACTATGGTAACCAACCCAATATGCCCAAAAGCATAAAGAGGGTCTACCGGTTCAATATGTGCCCGACTCTGGGGATACCCCGTAAAGTCAGGTCTTGGATTACGTATTGCTTGTGGGTCTGATACCGGGAACACACCCAACATTAATTGTGGTTGGTCAGGGTTCCAACACTCAGGGCACGCTTTTATCCCTGTAACAACCGCTTTTATAACAAGTGGTTTTAACTGACGTAGCCGATACTGAAACCCGCATACATCACACTCAGCAAGTGCGTTTTTCCCTGACGCAAACCTTTCACTCATACCTACCCAATCCCATATATACGAGGCACCAAACTAATAGACGCTTTTTCCCTATCCTCCCCCGCCGCTAGTGCATATTGTTCCTCATATTGCCCTTTAAGCATCTCTACCCTGGGCATAAGCTCCGGTATCTTTGTAGCTATGTAATAAGCTAACCCAGAAACAAGTGCGGGGAAAAATCTAAAATTCATATCAGGAGTCTCTACCCCAGCTCCTGCATCCTGTATTCGCCTTAATCTCCAATATCGCAATATATAATATGGTGCAATGGCCGTTCCCTGCTCCGGCACAGGCCAGATGGTTACCGTAGGATTATCACGTAATCTGTCTACCCATACTTGAATAGGACGGCCTTGGGTAAGTTTATTAGGTATAGAAGAATAAGTAGAAACACTAATCCGAGAGAGGTTAAGATCCGACTGAGTAGTAGCATTGCCTGAATTAGTACGAATAACCTGTTCAATCAAATCAATCGTGGCAGCGGGAAGGTCGTATGTAGCTACCCCTTCTTCTAAATTTATAGATCCCTCATCAATCGTCCACATATTAATGCCGCGATTAGCCCACTCAATGGTCAATAAATTCATAGACCGCCTGGCAGTCTTTAAATCATAACCTGAGTGCAATTCTCGCCCAGCACGCTCAAAGGCTTCTTCGGCAATTTCCGTGAAGTCCATTGTAAACGTAGCTGTGTTAGTAGTTGCCACTAAGCCATCCCCCTCAAGGTTTTAGCTAATCGTGCACGTTGCCCAAGTTTTCCCGGCGCTTTTGCCGCAGCAGTCAATTCTTTAGCAGGTATTTTTTGCCCTTTCTTAACTCCTAGTTCCTTACGTAAAGCTCCTGGCTTCTTAATAGCTTTCTGAATCCAACCACCATCTTTGAAAACCACAGGTTTTTTGCTCCCCGCACTAGGTATTTTCGCCGGGTTCATAACCCCCATACCTTTACATGGCATCATAATAATTTACCCCTGTTTAGATGCTGCTTTCTTCTTGGCTGCTTTTTTAGGGGCAGCTTTTTGAGGCGCAGGTTTAGGTGTTGCTTTTTCGTTGGGATCAGGTCTACCAAAGGGGCCAACCATACTATTTCTCCTTAATAATCAATGTATTATCGTTGTCGCTTGGTTGAATCATATCTACCTTGCCAACCACGCGCAGCTTTACCCCAACCACGAGGCTTTGTAGAACCAAGGCTTTCATCACTTTTATCTTTCTTGGTTTGAACTGAACCACCAGTATTCATCCGGTTCATCTGGCGCTTTTCATAATCTTTTTCTCGATTTATGCGTCCACGCTCATCCCGTGCATCACGCCCTTCGGCACCACCCATACGTTCTTTATCAGCAATTCGATAAACCTCATCGTCAAGATTACGTAACACTTTCTTGTCGTGAACCTCGCCGCCCTTTTTTCCCCTCCATGGACGGAGTGGGCCAGCCTTGGCGGCAGTAAACGGATTTCTAGAGCTTGTAGTCATAGAGCCTCTATTCCTCCGGCCTGCGCTGTCAGCAGCAGTTCTACCACCACGAGCGTATCCTTTCTTCACCGCCTTACCGGGCTTATTAGCCGTACTGTCGTATTTACTTGGCATATCTTTATTCCTCTTATCTGCGTTAGCAAACTCACGTCCAACAGACTGTGGTACACCAACCTTTTTGGCAAATTTGGGGTTATTGGCTACTGCCGCCATTAACTTTGCTTGCTTTGCGCTTTTGCTAGGCATTAAACGCTGGCATCAAAATAAGTCTTGGTTACCGTTAAAACAAGCAGGTAAGTATCCGCTGCGGTTGCCCCAACGGTAGTAACTAGAATATCTCCCGTCTTGCCAGCACCCGCATCATTGGGGATACCAAAAGCAGAAAAATCTATGGTATCTTCCCAGTCTTGCGGAAGGTTAAGAAGGGGGATATTAGTTGTTGCATCCCATAACAGCTCTACCCCCATCCCAATATTGGAAAAGGTAATAGTCTGCAAGGTAACACCGTTACAAGCTTGTTTGGTTATAGGGTCAGCACTAAGGGTAGAAACATCTACTAATACAGCCGCTGCTTGACCTACCCCGTCACTGATATTGGTGTATTTCAGGACAGCAGTACGCCCACCATCCTGTATCACTTGGCTTGTAAGTGCATCAGCCATAAATTACTCCTTAAAGTTAGGATTAAGCACTAAATGGAGTAGCACCAGCCCCACCGGCAGCTCCCGTACATACGGCTTCTACATACCATGTATTGGCAGCAACAATAGTACATTTTATGATGCTGTCTATATCACCGCCCTTAGTCCCACCATTCCACGTAAAAGTAGTATCACCTACTCCACTAATAAAAGTTTTAGTTAGCCCCGCTGAATCTACAGACATTGCATAACCAGTAAACACATCGGCTCCCGAAGGCTTAATTACAAGATCATTGGACAGATCATAAGCACTAATAACAATTATCTGAGCACCCAGCTGATTCTGTTGGTCAGGAGCAGTGGGGTCAGTAGGTGGTGTGGTGCTTGATGGGACTGTATCCAGTATTGCTGGAAGTGTAAGTTGCCCTGCACCTGTTCCATTAGCCGAAGCATACACATTAATAACACCAGCATTGCCCACCGTGATTGCACCAGTAGGATTATTATTAGAATCCAGTGTTGGGGTTGGGAATATTGATAACGCCAATGTGGTGTTATCAGCGGTAATTTCTTGTGCCGCACCCGGCCCAGCGGAAACAAATCCATTGAGTGATCGGACAGGACCGGAGAAAGTTGTTCTAGCCATTATAGATTCCTCACATGCGAGTAGGGTGTATCTGTCTGCATGTCGTCAGCCGGGAGCTGTCAGATACACCGGTTAGTCCCGGTTGTTTTAGAGTATATAGCATAATACTTTTTTAACACAACAAAAAAAACCCCGCACCAGGCGGGGCTAAAATCAAGGAATCATGATTTTTAGGAGACAATCCTTTAGGTAGCACCGGCAGAACCGTAACAGCCAAGTGGGTCAGATACGCCGAAGCTGTATCGCTCACGAGCCTTATAGCGGCTATTACCAGTGTCAAAGTCAGCATCCATAGATGTAGACATCGGGGTACGGATAAAATGCTTCAATCCGTTTGGAACGTCGGTCATCAAGAACCACGCATTGCCATCAGTCAAATAGTTATTAACTGTATAACCTTCTGGAACTGTACCATTGTTCCGCATTGCGTTGATGTCGTTGTCAGCAGTGCTAACTCTAAGCTCCGAATCCATCAAGCGTGTAGCAACGAATTGCAACGCAGGGGGGAGAATAAGCTTACGAGGTTTAGCTGCGATCAACAGACCACGTTCATCCGTCCAACCTGCGATTGAAATAACCGCCGCTTCCAAAGAAGTTTCGTTTAAATCAACGCCAGTAGTTGGAGTATTCGCGTTAGTTCCACCAGAAACCAGTGGATGCGCTGTTGAAAATAATACTACGCCGTCACCATACGTAGGGCCACCAGCAAAGCCAGTGTTGAGAATAGCTGCACCTTTAACCTGCTTAGTGTATGCCATAGCTCGTGCTAATGCCTTCGTATAACGTGCAGAAAGCGAATCGTACAGGTTGTCTTCAATAGCCTCTTCGGTTAGTGAAAATCCCATAGCAATCGTTTCATTTACGTAACGTGCGGTGTAAGTTTCCTGGGCATTGTCATAAGAAATGGCCGCGCCTTCGTTTTTAACTGGGGCAGCACCAAAACCAGACAATTTAACTTCTTCTTCAAAGGAACGGTCAGAAGTCTCTGTTTCAAAGATTTCCTTGGTTTCCTCACCATATCTTGCATACTCAAGGCCAAACAGGGCATTCAAACCCGGTAGTAGTTCCTTGAGGAGTTGCGCTCTTGAAATAGCCATCTGTCAATCTCCTTAGACTGTACCGGTATTCTTGGTGTATGAATGCGATCCGGGGTTAAATTTAACCACCACATCAGTGAACGCATCACCTACTGCACTGCCCGGAGCATTAATAAAATCAATGACTCTAAAGGAAATACCTGTAGTTGCTGCGGTAGTTGCGTCCAATGCAACATCCGAATTACCTGTAGTGGTGCTACCGGTAGAAGTCGATTGTACATTAGCTAAAGGTGCATTCATGCCCAATGTAATTTGAGTCATTGCTGCATCACCTTGCATCTGGAAAGCAACTTGGGGATCGTCAACAATAAATGCTAACGCATCAGAAGCGACTTGACCGGTAGGCCAGTACTGACGGTTAACAAAACCTAAAGTTGCATCCGTATAAGAACAACCCATAAACACGCCAACAGTACCAGCGGGGAATGGATCTCCTGCGGAACCTAAATCCGTACACAGTTCAACAGTACCAGTAGCATTAATTATGACAACAGAGCCATAAAAAATATTAGTACCATAACCGGACGCAATAGGAAGTTTGCGGGTGGCCCCTGCATAAGGGGTACCACTCACCTCGTTTATAGGCCGTAGCCCATAAGGGGTAGCTGTAGTAGCCATTTACATCTCCTAATTATCCTTTACCAAAAGCAACCTCAGATTTGCGCTCATTAAAAAGTGGCATTCTGGGGTCAGACTCTCGCATTAAATTATTGTCTACAGAACGTATTTGGTCCTCATTAGTTTTTCTATAATAAGCACTACGTTCTTCAACAAGCTCTTTGGGTGCTTTACAAAGCATAAGACCGCCCATGACAATATTGTCTTTAAAGCGTTCATTTTCGATACTCACCAACTGAATTTCAGGGTGATCCGAAGCTTTGCACGGCTCCCAACCTTCTCTTAACTTTGAAGAAACATTTGTTGGATCAGGCTGACCGTTGGTCGCAACGCGAACCCAGTGAAATTTATACCCTTCTTGAGGTTTAGGATTAGGCAAAAGTTCTGGCCTCGTCCACGCCTTTTTGCGGGTTTTCTTCTCGGTAGTCTCTAGTTCTCTGTCTAATCTTTGTTCAGCCATTTTCCTTCCTCATTAACACCGCAGCTTGTTTAGCGTAATCTTCTAAAGATACTCCAAGTCGTTTTGCAAGAGCTACTTGTGTTTGCGATAGAGTCACCTTTCTAGGTGATGTGCTCCGCGTAGCGGGCGCAACCACATTGCTCGACCTTTGCTTGGGTTTTACTGTGTACCCAAACGCATAGTCAGAAAAAACTTCCCGGAGGCGAGAATCAAGCTTCTCGTAATATTCATCGGAACGCGGGTCTACCCCGTTTTTCTTGAGCTTGGAATCTAAACCTAACGCGAATGCCGTCATTTCGTCATCCGTACCAAACCAAGAATTGTCCTTTGCCCAAGAATCAGCCCGTTGGTCGCGGGGGACTTGGGGTGCAGGAGCACTCTTTCGTACTTGTATATCATTTGAACGAGTTTGTAAAGGTGTAGGTTTAAAGTGAGAAACTTTATCTGCCCGTATTTTAGCTTGGGTCAGTGCTTCGTTAGCTGTCACTATTGCCTCGGAATCACCCGATTCATACGCATCTTTGTATTGCCTTTTGGCAGATTCCATTTCGGCGGCTACCGTATGTTTAGCTTGCTCCAACATAGCTGTCTGGTTCTTATTGACTGTACCTTTAAGCCTTTCGTTTTCTTCAAACAAAGGTTTAGATATTCTTGTCAACTCCGCGCTCTGCCTCTCTGCCACTTCCTTTGCACGGCGTTCATCGTGGATAGCTTTGTTTAACTGCCCAATACGTTTTTTAACGGACTTGGAGTAGTTTTCAAGCTCTTCATCATCCACCTCTTTAAAGTTAGAAGGGGTCTTCCCTTTATCCTTTTCAGGAGTATCGTCAATTATCTCTATTTCGACTTCTTCTTTGGATTCCGATTTGGGTTTCCCTACCTCTTCACGACCAACTGCACCCTCTACCTCTATTGCCCAGGGATCTTCAGACATATCCACTTCTACTTCTGTTCCTGCTTCCGTTTTATCAGGATCAGGAAATTTGTACTCTACTTGTTGCATTGGCATAACTTACTCCTTACGCACGAGTTATCACACTCGGATCATCAACAACGGCTTCAACAGAATCATCGTTCATCAGACGATACTCTTGCTTGCCGACCTTAAAACGTGTACCTGTATTAGCCCGAAACATCACGTAGTCCCCCGCTTTACACCAGGG